GTAGGTTTGCCCCACTGTTTAACCAGGTTTTAGGCTTTTCTGCTTTCTTGAACCAGCGAATGCTGTGGCCAAGATGCTGTTCAAAGTTCTTGATAAGGTCTTCATAGCTCCAGAGAGTTACAGTTTCAAGTTGGTTGAGATATTCCGAGAGTGCGTTGTAGTCTTCAGTAAGCATGACAGGCAAGCCGTACTCGTCTCTACCGCAGTAGTGGTTTTGTTCGCTTAAACCATATATATCTATGCGACCACCCGAGTAGCTTACATACTCTTTGTGTAGGTACTTATTGCCATTCATGATGCTAGTTTTCCACTCTTCTTTCAGTACGGGGATATTATTATCTTCGTACCAACGAGTAGCGATCGGTCCCATCCAATTAGTGCTATATGTAATCATATCCCCTCCGTTAGTTAGTGAGCAGTTTAATGACATACTCGGGTCGGTCCTAAGGTAGTTAGGACATTAAATTAAGTTCCAGCCATGATTGGCTATGGCATTGAGTATAATGAATATGCAAGTGACCATGTGAACCAGCCACCAAATAGTACGAACAATGGCAATACTATCTGCCTGCTTATTAGTTTCTCCAACCTTCTCTCCCAGGGACTGTGCCCATAGTCTCCAATATTTCTTCATTTGTCTGACATTCTCTTCATTACGGGTAGCAATATGTCTTCGTACTTTGCAATAAATTCTTCTGGTGTCATCGTCTTAGTTTCCTAGCCTAGCTCGTTTCTGCATACTACCTGTTCAAATGTTTCCCACAACTTCTGGAACTTCAACTGGTAAAGTGACTCAAGACCAATCAATGCGTTCTGCATCTTATCTTCGTCGGAGTAAAGGGATTCAGCCTGTGCTACTGTTTTAAGATCATCAACAATGTGCCAACAATCCATAATGTCACTCTCTAAATCAAATCTATCTTTCTTCATAATAGCGGTTTTTGTCCTTTGTCTAGAAACCATGGTATCTCTGTTCTACAGTCTACACATAGTTTAAGTTTTATGCTGTAAAGCAATATTAAGTGTGTGTTGCCACAGTTAGGGCATTTCTTTGTAGTTTCCTTACTCATTTAGTCTTCCAGCCATACCATTCGATAAAGTAAAGACAGTGTACGCGACTCTCGAAACTCATAGTGTCTTCGTATATGTCTGTAAACTGTGTGTGGTGCCAGCACTGTTTAGGTAGTGATTCCTTGCACCACTCAATAGCTTCTCTTCTTCTGTCTGAGTGTATGTAAAAGCTGTACTTCTGTACAGATGTTTGCCACCTGCGTTTATAATCATATACTTCTTGAGGAGTCATTTCTTTCTAGTTCCCTTTTCTTCCACGCTTTTTGTTTGTCTAAAAGTAATAGTGTCGCTCCGTAGAATAAGCCTATAGCGAAGGTCATGCCTAATATATTTGTAATGATGTCTAACATTCTGTACTCCAAAATAAATCGACTAGTACCTGCTCCATCATATATGCTTCAATTTCCCACGGGGTCTCAGCGTATTCAAAAGACTCGTAGTCCTTTCCTTTGTAGTAGTAGTCAGTAGAATTGATCTCGCCACGAATAAACTGACGAGCGTGAACTAGCTCATGTGCTATGTTGGAAGCAAGCTCCTGATCACAGAATGGGATTCTATCTCCGCACTCTAGTGAATAGTGTGTAGCTAATGAGATTTCAACTTCTTCTGTAGTTCCGTTACAAAGACCTGCGAAGTTACCATCTTCACCGAGGTGCTGCATCCACGTGATCTCAATGTCACCAGTAGGCTCTTCGTGAGCGAACAGTGCCTTGAGACACTCTTCGATAAATGTATCGAAGCGGGGTTTGTTATTAAAGTATGTGATCATTTGCTTATTCTCCAATTTATGAAAGTATTATACGGAGGTTTCAGTAAATTGTCAAGAACTAAAAACGGATATCACGGCTCCATTTGGGTTCTTTTACGCTCTCGTTGCTTTGCGCTGGCTTGCTTTCGCTTTCGTTTTTGACAGGGTTTTTCGTAGAACTGCTTCTCTTTATATTGGAAAAGAACTCCACTATCTGTAACCTTTCTACGAAAGATACGAAGCGCTTGCTCCACATTGTTGTTTTTAACTTTAACTTGCATTTATTCATTCCAGTCATCATCATCACCGATGCTTTGTATCATTATCCATGCGAACATGAGGATACAGATTATATAGATCTCAGGTGTATTCACTTAAAGCGTACTCCTCTTTTGCGTAAGTAAGAAACTTGTTGCCGAATCGAACGCTCTGATCTGTCGGGTATCATGTCCATCACTTCATCTATACTAGCGTTGAAGTAATAAGCCCGCAGTGTGTTGCGTTCAAGTTCTGTCCAAGGTTTCTTTTTATATTTTTTCATGGGAGTATTATAAAGTATGATAGGTACTTTGTCAAGAGTTATTTACATGTAGCTTAAAAAAAGTACTTGACAAGATAGGGTAATTACTGTATAATGCTTGCTAAGAAACCGAGAAAAACTTAACCACTCTTTAATTTAAGTGTTGACACAGAGCTCGTTTGGGCGTATAATATCTTTTCAAAATCGAGTTACAAAGGAAAAAACAAGAATGATCGAGTATGCTATTTTTATATTTTGCCTCATTGGTTGCGGTATTACTAGCCATCGACTGGGAGAGCAACAAGGGATGAGTGCTGTTATACAGCATTTAGCCGACACAGGACAAATAGAACTAGACGATGAGTAACATAGAATTATTAAAAGAAGTCAGTGTCAACGGCACTGTTACTTGGATCATACTAGATCCAGTATCAACAGAAGTAAAACTACGAACAACTAACGTAGACCTAGCACAGCGATGCTATGTAGACATTCAAAAATATGGTTATATTCAAGCGGAGAAGTAAACAATGCCTATTAAATTTAAAGAGTCACAAACAGTAGTAAATCGTCAAACCAAGAAGTCAACTACACAGCATTTTTATATGCACGCTCAGTCTACTCCTCTTTTACAAAAGACATTAGCTGACGACAATACTCGTGGACCTCGCAAGCAGAAAATTCGCAATGAGTTAGTACGCCGTGGTGCACCACTACAGGCAGCGGCTGAAGCCTAAGGATCGGGAGTTCCCAGTCGAAGAAGCCATACCTAGGGTGTGAAGATGCACTCGATCCGTTGGAGGGATGTCAGCAACTAAGCCTCTCCCCAAGACCGAAAATCGGCTTACCAAAAGGAGTACAGTATGCGTATTATAGCAGCTCTATTTGCTTTCTCTCTATTAGGTGCGTGTTCAACAATCGACGCAACTATTGATGGCGGAAAGAACTTAGTATCAGCAGTAATTACAGATACAGCTGGAGTCGTCTCTTATACTTTAGATACCACATCTACAGTATTGAAAGATGTCAGTTCCAGTGCAACACCTGAAGAGAAGTAGTACCTAGGGGCGAAAGCCCCTAGTTTTAAAGGTAGCGTGACCGAAGCCTAGACTAAAAAGAGGTCAAGAAAGGAGAAAAAAGTGACACACAGAAACGAGGCCGTTTGCTTATTTTGCAACACGGTTACAATCTTAGGTTGTTTAGCCTTGCCATTTGCAGCAATATACGCCAGCGGTTTATAAGGAATAGCATATTATGAATATAGATAAAGTACGAAGAAGATTAGAGATAGACGAAGGCGTAGTATACGAAATCTACGAAGACCATTTAGGTTATGCCACCTTTGGCATTGGCCACTTAGTACGAACCTCAGACCCTGAATATGGCTGGGAAGTAGGAACCGTTGTGGCTGAAGACCGGGTTAAGCAAGCATTTGAGTCAGACCTTGCTGTAGCTGTCGATGAGTGCCGAATCTTATATGATATGTGGGACAACTTCCCAGGGGAAGTCCAAGAGATACTAGTAAATATGCTATTTAATCTTGGACGTCCTCGACTTAGTAAGTTTAAAAATATGAAAAAAGCGTTGGACAACCGACGTTGGGCACTTGCCGCTAACGAAGGGAGAGATTCTCTTTGGTATCGTCAGGTAGGCAATCGCGCAGAGCGATTGATGGGAAGACTAGAAGATGTTGCAAATACTTAGTTCAGTAACGAAACTAGGAACGACTTGGCTTGAAGGAAAGAATGCTAAGTCAAAAGCGAAAGCAGAAGCCGAAGCTACAGTTATGGTACAGGCTTCTCAGAGTGTAGCAGACTGGGAAGCTATCATGGCTCGCAACTCAGGAGGCTCTTGGAAAGACGAGTGGTTGACCATACTCTTTAGTATTCCTATGATACTATGTTTCTTTCCTTCGACAGTAGGTTACGTCTCTGCGGGGTTTACAGCCCTCGATCAGATGCCGTCCTGGTATCAGTACACACTCAGTGTAATCGTAAGTGCCTCATTCGGGGTTAGATCAGTAGTAGGATTCATGAACAAGAAAAAATAGTTCTTGACACTCTTCCTAAATTCGAGTATAATATCATTTCAAATTTAGGGAGAGTACCATTGAATTTATTTTACCTTGACGAAGACCTCGACAAGTGTGCAGAGTATCATGTAGACAAACACGTCAACAAGATGATCCTCGAAGCAGCCCAGCTTATCAACACAAACCTCTGGATAGATCATCTATTCGGATTTGTACCTCGACTTATCACTAAGGAAGAGAACAAAGTTCTTCAAGAGACTCGTAAGCAACAGAAAGAGTTACCAATGGAAGAGCGTATCTTTCCTTACCTCCCCACAATGCAGAACCACCCTAGCTGTGTCTGGGTTCGTTCTTCATTAGAAAATTATTACTGGACAAACTGCTATGCGTTCGCTCTCGGTAGTGAAGCACACTATCGTTATGGTAGTAACCACAAGAGCCTTGAGATGCTACGCAATTTACCAGAACCAAAGAATATGGAAGACCACGGCTTTACTCAGTTTGCACTCGCAATGACTGAGGAGTTGAAAGACGATGATGACCCAATACAAGCCTACCGCAACTTCTATATGCTTGACAAAGCTACTTTCGCAGCTTGGAAGCATAGAGACAAACCAGAGTGGTGGGACGAAGAACTAGCAGACTATGACAACAGGATATCAGGACAATGAGACCGAACCAACCACAAGTAGAACTTGTATCAACATCTTCGCCAGACTTGATTGCAGACATTGCATACATGGCAAGAGTATCAAACCCTAAGAACCAGAATAATGAACTGACTTCACACAAGTTAGTAAAGTATCTCATCAAGCATAAACACTGGTCTCCCTTTGAGATGTCAGGTATTACGCTAGAGATCAATACTACCCGTGATATTGCTCACCAGATCGTGCGTCACCGTAGCTTTGCTTTTCAAGAGTTTAGCCAACGCTATGCAGATCCGAAGGAGATGGGTTATCCCTTTGAGCTTCGTGAGTGTCGCTTACAAGATCACAAGAACCGTCAGAATAGTGTACAAACTGATGACGAGCTGCTCCACCAACACTGGATACAGCAGCAAAAGAAAGTCCTTGACGCAGCTGCGGGTGCGTACGAGTGGGCTATAGACAATGGAATTGCTAAGGAGCAGGCTCGTACTGTTCTTCCAGAGGGTCTGACAAAGACTCGTTTATATATGCACGGTACTGTACGCTCCTGGATACATTACATTGATGTGCGAACTACTCCAGGTACGCAGAAGGAACACATGGATATTGCTAGAGCCTGTGCTTATGCTATCAATCCGATGTTCCCGATGATCAAGGATTTTGTTCATGAAGAAGATGATCAACATAGCACCTAGTGGAGACTTACCTGTGTGGAAAGAAGAATCAGCTTTAGACAAGCAAGAGGGTGGGTCACACTATGACCTGCCTATACAACCTTTAGAGTATATCCATGCCAATGGCTTAGGGTATATTGAAGGTAACATTATTAAGTATGCAACTCGGCACGCTAAGAAGAACGGTGCTGAGGACATTAAAAAGATTATACATTATGCCGAATTATTATTGGAGTTAGAGTATGGCAAGAGTAAAGAAGAAGAGCTACGAGAACCTGACAGCGGTAAACATCGACAAGGTGATAGCACTACTAAACCCAAGTACTTCCCAGACGGATACAGTAAAAGCAATAACTAAAAAAGAAGCGTGTGAGATTCTGAATATCTCATACAATACCACTCGATTGAATGCAATCATCGAGGGACATTTGGAGCAAAAAGCATATGTTAAAAAGCGTAAGTCACAAAATCGTGGCCGCCCTGCAACAGACGCAGAGATTTCCGAGGCAGTTACTGACTACCTTCAAGGCGACCCTATCTCGGATATTTCAAAGCGTTTATTTCGTTCCACCGGGTTTATACGCGCTGTTCTTGACCGAGTTGGAGTCCCACAGCGCCCCTCTGGAGCCGAAGAAAGAAAAGCGGTAGACTACTTTCCAGACGAGTGTGTGTCTGAAGATTTCGCTGAAGGTGAGATCGCATGGTCTGCTGTCTATCATAGTGCAGTAAAGATCGGTAAGCGCATGACTCAGGAGTATCAAGAGAGCAGACCTGGTCTTGCAACTGTTGACTATGAAGATAAGTATGTCGGCCCAGTGTACCAAATCTATGTAGTACAGAAGGTTGATAGTGAAGATACTTTCTTTACTAGCGTAACCCAGGGTGGCTTTGCCGCCTATTCAACAGCGTACGATCTTGGTAAGCTAGAACATTTGAAAAAGTACGGTGTAGATTTAAACAGGTTGTAAAAAATAGTTCTTGACAACATGGTTATTTTTCCCGTATAATATCTTTTCTGAAATCGAGGAATATATGGGACAACGATTCTACGAACAACAACTTAAAACTCTGGGTAACTGCCCAGGAAATAAAAACCCTAACAAAAGGAAACGTAACATGGCTTGGACAGATGAGCTAAAAGCACAAGCAGTAGAAGCATATGAAGCTGCAGAACCAACTCCAGAGAACAGCATGGAGATTGTCAAAGACATCGCCGAAGACTTAGACCAGTCTCCAAATGGCGTACGAATGATTCTTACAAAGGCTGGCGTCTATGTTAAGAAAACCCCCGCAGCTAAAGCAGCTTCTACGGGCGGGTCAACTGGAGGCACTCGTGTCTCTAAAGCAGCCGCACAAGAAGCCCTCATTGCAGCAATTACTGATGCTGGTAAGTCTGTTGACGAAGAGATCATCTCTAAGTTGACTGGTAAAGCAGCACAGTACATTACTTCACTTCTTTCATCAGAAGACTAAGTAATATAACCTCGCTAGGTTCGCCTAGCGGGGCTTTTTTGCACCTCCTATAAACCACCTTTAAGTATGTAAGTTGCAGTAAAAATTGCTAACTACTACAAAAGGAAACTATAGTGAAAAAGCAAGAGCTGGCACGCTTAGTGCAAGACTATGGAGACGCTATTATTACCTATCGTAGCGAACACTCCAGGAAGTTAAAATACAATGTATGTACCCTAGACTTTTCAACACCTTATATACAAGGCAAGAAGAATCGTGCAAAAGAAACTGAAGATACTCTTCTTTTCTTCTGTTGGGATACAGACTCGTATAGATTACTTCGACCCTCCGCTGTATCAAGTGTCGTTCCTCTCTCTTCTATTCTTAAGAATGAAGGCAGACGGTAATGGAGTTACACGAGGCTCCAGAAGCCTATTCCCGTGTAATACATTATGATACAGTAAAAGAGGTGCAGGTACGCCTAACTATCAATACTTTTCGAGGTATTGAGTATTTGCATCTTCGTAAATATTATCTAGACTTTGATGAAGAGTGGAAACCTACACCGGAAGGTGTGGCTATGCCGCTTGACCTCAGTAATTCTAGAGAAATGTTTCAAGGACTGGTAGAGATACTATCCTTAGCGGAATCAAAGAGCTTGATAGAAGAACATTTTTCAGATCTTATACAGGATTTGTATAAATAACTCTTGACAAGTAGCTTAAAGTTCCGTATAATATCTTTTCAAATTTAGGGAAATAATATGCGAGAATTTTTAGATAGAGCGAGTAAGTTATACTATGAAGGCACTCCACTCCTTTCGGACGAAGAGTTTGACCTTCTAGCTGCTAAACACAACTACAATAGTGTAGGATATACTGTTACTGATGCGGTTTCGCATACTTACCAGATGTACTCACTTCAGAAGTGTTTTGACATTGACGAAGCTCCTCTATCTGTAGATGATTGTGTTATGACCCCTAAACTTGACGGAGCAGCAGTATCTCTGTTATATGTAGACGGAAACCTTGAGTTAGCTTTAACTCGTGGAGACGGTATACAGGGCAGAGACATTACTGCTAAAATGAAAGAGCTAGTACCTAATCAATTGAGACGTGTAGGGCGGTTTTCCGACTTATACTCTGGCGTTGTGCAGATTACTGGTGAAGTAGTTGCTCCGAGTAGTATTCCTAATTCTCGCAACTTTGCTTCAGGATCTCTTGGACTCAAGAATGACCCTGCAGGTCTGGAAGAGTTTCGGACTCGTCCTTTAGTATTTGTTGCGTACGATGCTTACCCTCATTGCGTTCCTACGTGGACTAATGAGATGAGTATTCTTCGCCAGATGGGACTCAATGTTGTATCTGAGTTTAATGCAGTAGACTATCCCACAGATGGTTTAGTGTTTAGACTCAAGGATACCAAAGAGTTTGAGGCGTTAGGACATACAGCTAAACACCCACGAGGTGCCTTTGCTCTGAAAGAGCAGCAGGCGGGTGTGCAAACAACCTTAGTTGATGTAGTGTGGCAGCTAGGCAAAAGCGGTGTAGTCAGTCCAGTAGCGATCTTAGATCCTATTGTAGTAGGCGAAGCCACAGTGTC